CTTTAGGGAGTATGATTCAGAAGTCACGTGAATTTGGATCACAAACTCGTAAAGCAGCTGTATTAACGCAAGGTGATTATGGTCAAGTAAAGAAAGCGATTCTTGATATGGCAAAAGACTCTGTGTATTCAACAGGTCAGGTAGCAGCAGCTTTTGCAGAAATGGGAGCAAAAGGTTTCGATTCGGCTCAAGCAACTAAAGCTTTACCTGGTGTGTTGAGTGCGGCTGCAGCGTCAGGTGAAGACCTGGGAATGGTTGCGGATACGATTACGTCAGCTTTAAATTCTTTTGGTATGGAAGCAAGTCAAAGTACACATGTTGCTGACGTATTAGCAACCGCCGCAAATGCAACCGCTGCTGGTGTAGGAGATATGCAATACGCATTTAAATATGCAGCAGGACCGGCAGCACAGTTAGGGATTTCAATGGAAGAACTTGCCGCATCTGTAGGTATTATGTCTAACGCGGGTATTAAAGGTGAAACTGCGGGTACAGCACTTCGTGCATCGATGCTACGTTTAGTTAAACCACCAAAAGCAGCGGCAAACGAGTTAAAACGACTCGGCGTATCTATTACGGATCAACAAGGGAATATGAAGCCCCTCTCTCAAATTATTGGTGAGCTGAAAACAGGAATGGAAGGTATGACAAGTGCACAAAAAGGTGCAGCGTTAGCAACGATATTTGGTACAGAAGCTGTATCAGGTATGATGGCACTTGTAGCGGCAGGACCTGAAAAAATTGACGCGTTAACACAATCCTTAGTGAACTCGGACGGTGCTTCTAAAAAAGCTGCAGACTCAATGCTCGAAGGTTGGGCTGGAGCATTAACGAAGATGGAATCCTCTCTTGATGCTGCTGCACGTGCATTTACTGATGCATTAGCTCCTGCATTAATGGCCGTAGCTGGAGTCGTTGAAACCTTGGCAAATGCGTTTATGAAATTACCGGCTCCTATGCAGACTATGATCGCTTCCGTAGTAGCATTTACTACGGCTTTTTTAGTTGTAGCTACGGTTGCGGGTATTCTTATTAACGCAATTGGTGGAGCGATTATCACCTTCGGTCAACTTATGCTATGGATGTCGGGAACATCAAAAGCAGCGGTAATGCTACGATCAGCTTTTACAGCATTAAGAGCAGGATTCGCGTTATTGTTAGGACCTGTTGGCGCAGTTATCGCGATTCTGGCTTTAGTAGGGGTAGCGTTAGTTCAACTTTATAAGCATAACGAAACTTTCCGAAATGCTGTGAATAGTGCGTGGGAATCAATAAAAAGTGGGACAGTATCAGCTATCGAGTCTATGAAGTCTGCACTTGATTCTTTAGGAACGTACCTTGGAACGGTACCTGCAAAATTTTCGGCGATGGGTAGTGCTATAGGTACAGCTTTTGACGTAACAATTGCCGTTATACAGTCAAAGTTCATGTCAATTGGTCAAAGTATAAGTGGAGCCTTTTCTTCCACGATCTCCGGCTTAAGCTCGGTTTTTTCTGGGATAGGTTCTGCTATTTCACCAGTGATTGAATTTATAAAAATGTCATTTTCTTCTATCGGAAACACAATAGCAACTTTAACACCGCTGATTGTACGATTAGGGTTAACATTTTTAGGGGTTTCGGGACCTGTCGGTTGGGTAATAGCTATTGTAGCATCATTGGGGGCTACAATTTTTAAATTAATAAACACAAACGATCAAGTAAAATCAGCATTTATGTCAGCATGGCAATCGATACAACAGATTTTTTCTACTGTGATTTCTGCTATTTTACCGGTTGTTCAGTCAATGGCTCAAGGGATTATACAAGCTTTTGCTCCTCTAGCACCAGAGTTTCAAAAAACAGGTCAAGTTATAGCGGAAAGCTTTGCTACATTAGGCCCTGCGTTTGCGGAGCTAGGTGCGGCCTTTGGTGAACTTGGTACTACAATTGCGAGTCTTTTTGGTGAAATTGTACAAAGTGTAGTACCGTTAGCAGCTGAATTATTTACTGGATTTGGTCAGGTCATACAACAAGTCATGCCTATGGTTACGGAGCTTATCCGTATGTTCGCTGATACAACTATAGAAATTATGCCGTTAATCAGTGAAGGGATTCAATTTTTATCTCAAATGTTTACAGATTTTGCGACAACAGTTTTACCGATATTTCTTCAAGCTTTTCAAACTGCATTCCCTATTATCTTACAGGTAATTCAGGCGGCGTTTAGCATAGCGGGAATGCTGATTCAAGGATTTGGCGAGGTTCTATCAATCATAGCGACAACAGTGATTCCGATGATTCTTCAAGCAGTTCAAGCGGTATTCCCGGTAATAGCTGGGATTATTGCCGCGGCGATTTCCATTGCGATTCCGATAATTCAATTATTAGGTCAAGTAATTTCAATTTTAGCAACTACGGTGATTCCTTTGATTTTGCAAATTGTCCAAGCAGTTTTTCCGGTAATAGTTTCGATAATTCAGGCGGCGATTCCCGTAGCTACTGCGATTCTTGAAGGGCTAGCCACAATAATAAAAGGCGTAGTGATCCCGGCGATTCAATTTATTTTGTCGATAGTCCAAGCAGTTTTCCCAGCCATTATGGGCATCATAACCTCAGCGATTGGGATAATCACCAACATAATAAAGCTTTTCACTTCGGTTTTACAGGGAGATTGGAGTGGAGCGTGGAATGCGGTGAAGGGCATTACATCGAGTGCGATGTCACTAATCGGAAATATTATCCAAGGAGCGATAAGCTTAATTTCTGCGGTCGTGACTGGTGGACTGAATCTAGTAAAATCGGTTTTCTCTAGTGTTCTATCGGCGATAGGTTCTCTAGTAATTTCAATTTTTTCCGGTATAGGTTCGGTCATTTCATCAACGATGTCCGCAGCGGGTAGTATTATTTCTTCAATGTGGAATGCAGCGAAGTCGGCAACATCTAATATCCTAAATTCGATATATAACACAGTGACTCAAATTTTCAACAATGTGAAGTCATTCTTAAGTGGAATTGATTTAGGAAGTATAGGACGAAATATGATGCAAGGGCTTTTAAATGGCATAAGCTCAATGGCTGGAGCGATTTGGAATAAAATTACGGACATTGGAAATGGGATCAAAGATAAAATTTCTGGTCTGTTGTCGATTCACTCACCGAGTCGCTGGTTCAGGGATTTCATTGGTGTCAATATGATGAAAGGCTGGATTAATGGTATTGATGCAATGAAGGGTGCAGTACAAAGAACCACAGAACAAATGACTGAGTGGATGAAACCAGAGGCTATGCAAGTAGAGACTGTGTACGGCATGCCAAGAGGACTTGGTGCATACCAAACAGCTAGACCGCAAGCAAGTGTGGTAAATAATGAAGCAAGAAGTACTTCAAATTCTCCTTATAAAGAGAAGCAACCGGCTTATATCAATATACAGTTAGGAAAGCAAGAATTTAATAGATTTGTAGAAGATGTATCAAATGAGCAAGAGGCGATTAAAAAACGAAAAAGTGCGTTTTAAGGAGGGGTGGACTTGTTAATTTTTAATGGAATACACGTAGAAAATTACTTTGAAAATAAATATGAAAAAGGTTTCTTTATGGTAAATGACATAAGAGGTCGTGGTATTCTAAGTGACGAAATTTACGAATTATCTGTACCTCGACGCGCTGGATCATACTATTTAGGAAAAAGGACCCCCAAGAGAGTGATTGAGATTGACTTCTCTCTCAAGGGGGTCTCTCTTATAGATATTAGAAAACGTATAGATGAACTTAGCAAGTTATTATATACGGATAATCCTGTAGAAATAAAATTCACGGATGAGCCTGAATATACGTATTACGGTGTGAAAGAGAACGTAGAGGAAAATCTAGAAAAATCAAATATTCATCAGGGTACTATTACACTTGTATGTTTATTTCCGTATAAAGTAGGAGATTTAAAAACGTATGATTTTAAGCAGGAATGGTCTACAGAAATCACCTCACGTTTTGTTAATAAAGGTAGTGTTGAATCGCCAGCATTAATTGAAATTAATGTAAAAAAACAATCAACCTTTTTAGATGTGTGGTTCGGTGACTATCCTTTAGACCGTAACTATTTCCGTTTAGGATACCCGTTAACCGTACAGGAAACACCTGTACAGGAGTGGGAACGTGTATTATGGGATGAAATGGCTTCACCTATAGGATGGACTCCTGTTACAGGACAAGTTGAAGAAATGAAAGGGACAGGTAGTTTTAAGTCACGAGATGGCTATGCACTTTATTGTGAAGACTACGGGCAGGGATCTGATTTTCATGGTGCTATTGCGAAGAAGAATATTCCAGGTGGCCCCCTACAAGATTTTGAAATGGAAGCATGGGTGCGTCTGAAGTCTAAAAGTATCGGAGAAATGGGGCGTGTCGAGGTGTTACTTTTGGATGACGCAAGCAATATTGTTGCGAGAATCAACATGAATGACCTATATTGGGATGCCGAAATAACAAAAGCGTATATGCGCCTTGGAAATGCCGGAACACCAAATAGTATACGGAAATTAGTAGATACAAATGGGACACATCCTAATACATTTAATCAATTTTACGGTAGGTTGCGTATTGCAAGACGGGGTAAAGAATGGTCTGTTTACGTGGCACGCTTCAAAGATGGTACTGAAATTGATGACGCATCACTTCCAGTGAAATGGATCGATGAAACTGGAAATCCGATGACGAATCGAAAAGTCGCACAAGTAATGATTGCGGTATGTAAGCTAGGAGACAATCCACCAGTTGATATTCTGCAAATAGATGATTTAAAGATTTGGAAGGTAAACAGTGTGGGATCAAATGCACGGCCATACATTTTTGATCCTGGGGATAAAGTGGTGATTGATACAGAAAGTGCCCACGTTACAGTGAACGGGAAAGACGTTATCCACTTGAAGGATGTTTTTAGTGATTTTCCCATGATAATACGAGGAAATAACCGAATTGATATTATGCCACCTGAAGTAGGAAAAGCTGCAGTATCATTTAGGGAGATGTTTAGATGAGTAAGCTTAATGGTATTTTACATGTTGTCGATTTCAAAACAGAACGAATCGTGACTGCTATTAGGCCGGATGATTACTGGGATGATAAAAGACATTGGGAAATCAAAAATAACGTGGATACGTTAGATTTTACCGTATTTGACGGCACAAAACATGTCATATCGTTAATGCAGCAAAATTTGGTATTGAAGCAAGTGAGAGATGGCCGTATTGTGCCTTACGTTATCACTGAAATTGCGAAGGATACAGAAAAAAATTCCCTAACTGTATATGCATCAGCTGAATGGATTTTGCTAGCAAAGGCTGGATATATCAAGCCGCAAAGAATGGAGTCTAAAACGGCATACGAGTTTGCTTCTTTAGCTTTAGCAGGAACCGAATGGGAAATAGGTAACATCGAGTATGCAGGCTTCCATACGATGACAATTGACGAGTTTATTGATCCTTTGAAGTTACTAAAAGATACGGCAGCGTTATTTGATTTAGAAATTGAGTACCGTGTAGAAATACTTGGTTCACGTATTGTGGGTCGATACGTAGATATGGTTAA